ATGATACAGTGGAAGCAAAAGATGCTATATCGTTTCTAAGAGTATCCATACCAGCATTCAAAGAACCATTTAGAATAATATAATCGCAACCAAGTTCTTCAAGCATAGCGCGTGCAACTGTAGTTTTACCAATACCAGCGCTTCCTGATAGAATTAGGTTTGGAATATTTTTTTGATCGATAAAATTTTGAAATGTAGATTTTAAATTTGCTGGAAGAATAGTATCTGCAATGCATTTAGGACGATATTTTTCTACAAACAAAAATTGTTCAAGCATTCGCATAACTCCATATTAAAGAAAAAAAGGGAGAGAATATTCTCTCCCTCATAGCTTATCCCCAACTAGAGGAATTCGCTTCAACAGTAACATAATAAGTAACAAGGGGGCCCTTGAATTGTGCGATTCCCTTCGAAGAAACACTGACATGATGATCGATAGATGGCATCTTTAGATTTTCGCATCTAAAGACAGCACGAAAAACCTTATCGGTATTACCAACTTTTACACGATAAGTATTAGACTTTGTGGTTGAATTTGTAGTTTTGCTGTTGAAAGCTTCAATCATGATTGTATTGCCATCGCCAACAATTGCAATCTCAGGAAGACCAAGAACTCCCATTGCTTTCAATGCATTAGCCAAATCATTTCCCTTCAAATCGAATTCCACATCGATTGCCGGCATTTTCAATGTTTCTGGCGCATGCAAAATTGTGCTTTCATCGCAATAATAATAATCCAATTCTCGATCTGTTGTTTCATCTCTGATGATAGACATATCGTCTTGAAAATCTACAATGGGATTTTCAAACATAGAAAGACATGCCAAGAATTGACTTAGATTATAAATCCCAAATGGCTTTTCAAATGTATCAGGAATTTCCGCTACAGCAAATACCGACTTTGTTGGCGAAATAGTTCGAAGAATATTTCCAGGCTTCACAAAAATAGAAAGATTGATGGAAGAAAAATTCTTCAAAACATCCAAAGTTTCAGATGAAATTTTCATTTATATACTCCATAACGAATTGATGATTTATACATCATATCACAAATTTTATCGATTGTAAACAGATTTATGACTTAGGCTTTTTGAACATTGATGGATCGGCTGTTGCAGGAGCTCCAATTGATGCCAGATCGATTAGTGATCCACCAAAAATGTATGAGCCGCAATGCTGAATTTTCATCCACGGGCAATACCAAATTCTTCCACCAATATCGATAGTCTTCCTGCAAAACCAATAGTCCTCGGAAAGATAACGCTTGGATTCTGGATCGATTTCTGCTTGAAAGTATTGCATAATTTCGCGTGAACCATCGAATTGTTCTGTTCTAACATGATCCGGCTTATAACTATATTGAGGATATGCTGAAGCGAATTTTTCAAATGTGCTCCTTCGTGTCATCATAAATCCTGTTCCAACTTCAGAAACCTCTACTGGAACATCTATACGAATTTGACCGCCGCCGCTTTTAGGATTGAATACAAAATCTCCTACAAACTTTTCAAGAACATTTGGATCTTCATCGGCAATACCCTTATCTACTGCCAACTTGATCTTTTCCCATGAAATACACTTCTTTGGATAAGGTCCAGCAATGACATCGTATTCGGAATCGTCCGATTGCAATGACAAAAGAGCCAAAACGTCTCGCGGATCGAAACCAATATCTGAATCGATAAACATCATATGCGTCATATCGGAACGCATGAATTCATCAACACAGTAATTTCTAGCGCGTGTAATCAAAGATTCATTGAATAAAAAATACGATCTAAGTTCTATACCATAACTTGTGCAAATAGAAGTCAAATCCGCAACTGATTTTGCAAACATTCCGTGGCATTGTCCGCCATACATCGGAACAGCAAGAAATAATTTTCGCTTTCTAAGTTCTTCAACAGAAATATTTATTTCCATAATTTATACCTTTTCATGTTGTAAATTGTGATTATTGAGAGCCAATATAGCGTAATGAATTACTTTCATTAAATCTTTTTTATTATAACCATCTTTCTTTCCATATCGTGAAGAATATTTAATAACATTTCCGATATAAAAACCTTCAGCATGACCTGATTCAACGATCAAATCTTGTGCTTGAACGGTATTTCCGTAATATCCGCCATATGTGCTACAAATATATTTATATACTTCATCTAGAATAGTATCTTCGTTATATTTAAAACCTATATTTTCTCGGTTGAAATTTATCTTCTGTGTATTTGTAATAACTCCCCAGACATTATTTGAAACGGTGATATTTCCAGTATTTGTAATATAACTTGTATCTTTTATCATAGAATCAAACCCATTTGGATTATCCAAATATTCTTTTACTGTATTAGCCATAATATAATACCTTTCAATTAAAAAAAATCTCAAGTGTTCCATTATTAGTGTTTATAATATTTTCTTTCCTTTGTTGATTATATTGAAAAATCATTCTGCTATCTATCATAGTTCTTTTATCGTTTAAATATGCTAAAACTTCATTAGCCATATCCGTTGCGGTTTGCACGGGAACATTTTGACAAATATGATTCACGTTTTTTCTTGGTTCAATCAATTCAAAATTATCAGGCAAACCCATTATTGTCATAGCTTCACGGTATGTAATAAATCTATCTTCAATGGGATGTGTTACTGAATATGGATGATGCCCAACAAATGCACCAATATAATCTTTTGGTACAATAATGCCACGACGCATTATCTGTTTTCCATCATTAAGTTTATTATATCTTCTTATGCATGCCGCTGCTTCTTTATCATAGCCATGCATTTGCATCCAATCAGATAGTTGTGCATATGAAATGTTTTGTTTTTCTATATATGAAAGCGTATCGTTTCCACCCGCAGCCCTTGGTTCTATAATTTCAGAAAATTTTGAATGGGTTATTCCGTCAAAAAGAACTTCTAAAATATATCGATAATACGGATCTTTAGATGGAGTATTTTTATTTATAGTTTCTTGCTGAGTATTTCCACGAGATTCACATATAACAGTTTCTATAGGTGTATGTTTGCGCGAAAAATAGTTTATCAAAGGAACTTTATTTCCACGCCAAAAGAAATAAAAAGTTCTTTCTCTTATCTGCGGGACTCCATGCAGCAAAGAACGCGTTCGATATAAAGTCATACTATAACCGCAATCGATAGCTGTTGCATAAAGTTTATCACGGATGCCTTTACCTATTGTTCCAGCTAAACCCGGCGCGTTTTCACCCCAAAAAACTATTGGTTTCATTTCTTCGAGAACAAATTTTGTAGTATCCAATAACCATCGATTTGCAATATTATTTTCACCGGCAATCGTAGAAAGTTGTGATAAACCCGCGCACGGACACACGGTTGAAATAACATCTACTTTATATGGATATTTTTGATTTTTATCAAGCAAATAATATGGTATTTCTTTATTATAATAATTTAAAATATGTTGATCATTGGATTGAAATGGTTCATACGATAAAAAATAATCTGGCGGAGACCCAAATGCATATTCACAACCGATAGTTTCACCGCCAATGAGCGGAATGATAGATGCGTGTTTCATTAAATGAATCTTTCAATGCCAAAAGAACGATTTCTAATATTTGGTGTTGCTGATAAAGATTTTTGCAATATATCGTTATTGATTATACTGGCATCAGAATGCTCTTTCCAAAATTCATATGCTGTTTCACGCCACTCATCCCTTGCTACACGATCCTTTGCAAGTTTTAGAATATACTTGGTAGTATATTCTAAATTATTTGGATCATACCATATAGTTCCAGAAAATGTTTTAGTGCATGGAATTCCAGTTTTTCTATGTATGACATTATCACCAAAATGTTTATGGAAAATAGGTACAGCACCAGACGCAATTACTTCAGCGTGGCAATATTCTATATTGTTGCCATAATACTCCTTTTTAAGATTATATAAATCAGAACCAAACGCGCAACGACTCAATCTTTCCATGCATTCTAAATTAATATAACTGGGGTAAAGCCATGGAGCATCTCCATATTTTTCCTTACCATATAAATTATGTGCTAATTTATGTCTTCCGCTACGAATATATTCATTCACATCCCGCGGTTTTTCTTTATCTCCATTTATATGTGTTATAATAGTAGATGCTAATGAAGCTTCTAAGCCTTCAAGCGTAGTAATAAATGAATGTTTGCGCAAACATTCATTGTGAAAATTGATTAATTCAACTGGCCCTTTCCATACTGCACACCTGCCAATCCATTTTATATGACGATCATCTTGTTCTTCTATTGGTTTCCACCATATGCTACGATGTAAATCATAATTGAATCCTACTCCCATAGTATTCAACGGTGTTTGGATTGAATTTGAATAACACCAATTTGCAAATGCGCCGTTTAAAGAATGCGTCAATAATTGATCCATCATATTGCATACTTCTATTAAATTTGCATTTCGTTGAAGCGATGCATTATTATGATCTACTTGTATCATTGTTTTCGGCAATTTAATAGAATCTATTAAATGGAGAAAATTTTTAATACACGATGTTTCGTGTTTAATTGAAGGAATAGAATAAAAAATAACAATATCAAAATTTGAATTTATATTATGTATTAAATCATTGACAGATTGTAAATCTGAACATTTGAATCCAACATATTCAAATTTCATAGAATTGTGACGGCCCCAAATCTTATCAACTGTTGCAAATATGCATGAATTTTTATAAAATTTATTGAATTCAATAGCATTTTTTGTTACTCCACACCCTTCGACACCGCGCCCAAGAATAATAGCTATTTTTTTATCCATTATTAAATCTTTCAATTATAAACTATAATATTCAATACCACATTCTTCAAACATTTGACTTGTAAGTTGACCCATTTCTCTCCATTTATCAGATATAATAGGAGGATAACTAGCAACAATTTTTTTTATGCCTGATTGAATTATACCTTTTGCACATTCTGAACATACAGGCAATCCATAAACAAACATAGTTGCATCGTCTAAACTAATGCCATTGAGCGTAGCATTATATATACAGTTCATTTCAGCATGAACCATTAAAGAATATTTTGTAGGACGATCATTCAGTCTTTCGGCAGTATCTTCTATTTTTCTTGGAAATCCATTAAATCCAACAGATAAAATCTGCATATGTTTTCCAATTGCAATTGCCCCACATTTAGTAGAAGGATCTTTAGACCATTCAGCAATATGTTTTGCTAAACCAAGATAATTGATTGTCCATTTCGTTGATAAATTATCAATTGACATAATTTATATCATTCACTGTATGAGATCAAATTGTTTTGCATAGAAATGCAAAGAACCACAATTCCAATATATATTTCCAGCTTCTATATTAAGATCTGATGCTAACATGTTAAGAACATACAATTGCCATGAACGATCATTACGATAACCAGCCCAAGCATCATTGCTTCTCATCTGCACAATACAATGCAATTTATTATTTCTAACAACATATTGAACCGTATTAGTACACATAAAATCAGAACGGCCATTTAGATTATAATCATACCACATATTGGGTCTAGTGTAAATCATAATAGCGCGTCTTGAAAAAATATTTTTTTGCAATTCTTGCAAAACATTATTATATTGATTTTTATTTTCTGCAGCCCAGATACACCATCCATAATTTGAATTGATATATCCATTTTCATCAGCAACTTGTTTCCAGATTGTAGGTGTGTTTCCTGGAATATCATTAACATTTAGTGACATAGATTTATACCATTGAATTTCACGTTCAATGTAGTTTTGATTTACCTGTCCAAATATAGTATCTTCGTCTGCAATAAAATTTGCATTTATTATTTCAAGAGTTTTTACCCCAGTTTTATCAATGATATATTCTTCATTGTGTTTTAAATTTAGAAATTCCTGACGAATATCTGATACTTTATTTTGTTTCATTGTTGGCCTTATTGAAAAGATCATGCGTTTGGCTTTGCCCGTCTATTTTGCCACGAAGATATGATACAAAAAAACTGGCATAGTTGATCAGGTCTTTTGCCGAATCTTCTAAAGATTCAAAATTTGGTTTATAAGCCGTATCATTTTGCAAAGCTTCCATGACGGACTTCAACCGAAGCATTTTAGTATGCATAATATCATGAATCGTCAAACAACCGTTTGGATAATAATCTGCTTGTTTAACAGTAGATGTTGGATTTTGATAGTCGCGAGATTTCTTAAGTTGTAACTCTATACATTCACGGAGCACTTCAATCGACATTGGTTCATTATTGTTATCTAAGATCGATGAATTCATTTTTTTCAATTCCTAATTGATAATTGAGATGATGGCCGCTCCATTTAGTGGAGCGGCCAAAAAGCGGAGTAATATATTTAACAATATGTTTGGTTTTAGCAATAAATAAAGGGTTATATTTATACACACTTTTATTAAGATCAGAATTTACATATTCTACAGCAATCATATACTCATTATGTGGAATTAAATGGTTTATAGAACTTATTTGGCTGTGAGACAAATAAAACATCGGATATTTTTTTGACTTGGATTTAACTGCAATTTGGGTATTTCCGTACAACAAATCGGTTTGTCGGTTTAAAAAGGAAAGCCCTTCAGCGTTTTTTGTGATGGGGGAATACGATTCAAGTGACCCATTAATAATTTGTAAAGATTTCTCAGCGCAAAACCCAGCAACTGTATGTTTCCATATTTCGTCTTTAGAACGTGGTTTTTCACACTTTTTAATTTCCCGTACATAATTTGTATCGACTTGCATATCAATTTCGTCTCTATAATCGTTAGAATCGATTTCTATGCACGTGCCTTTAAGGGAAGAAATAAGATCATCAAGTTTATATGCTTTAGACATTGAAAATGATTCCAAGATTTCCATGGTTTTCGGCATGAGAAGGTGCAGACCAACCTGCAGGTTTAATTAAGTCAGGTAGATTTAAAGGATTTGGACGCGACGGGTTTACCCCTGGCGTTTTATTCATATTAGCCTTAAGAACTTCATCCCAAGCTTTATACGGATCGATGCCGAAAATATCCAAAGTACCAATGGCCACAACACACAAATCTATCAAAGCATCTACAACATCTTCAGCATTTGTAGCATCTTTAAGTTCATTCAATTCTTCATTAAGAAATGAAATACGAAATTGCAATAAAGCATGAAGCTTTTCTTTATCTTCGGTAAGCTTAGATATAGCATTATATATTTTATAATGCTCATGCATTTTATTGATATCATACGGCCAATCATTTGACATATTGTTCTCCATAATTTATTGTATTGTCAGCATATATTATATTGTAAACTCATAATTGTCAACTAATCCAATCAGGTGGTTGACGATTTTTCCAACTATGTAAGTGCTTTTTGCCATTTTTATAATAATTGCGATAGTTTTCAATCGGGCTGATACCGATTTTATATTCATCTGCCATAGCAGACGGCATAAGAGTCATATTATATTCTCGCAAATTATTAGGCGGTGAAGACAACATATAACTTAAATTTGAAGTAAAACATTTATGTGTTTTACCATATCGATATGTGTATTCTTTTCCTAGCGCGTGAAAATGTTCTACAAGCCACAAATAATTTTCTACAGATTTTCTTACCCAAACGGCAGAAGGATGATTGATATGAGTTGCTTCATACAAAACTGTTTCACGTTCATCTTTCAATACCCAGCTGGTTTTTTTACGTCCAGTTTTGCTTTTACCAACAAATTCTACGCCATCCAAATATCTATGTGCAGTGGACAATAATTGTGCAGATTCCAAAATCATCTTCACAACATGTCGATCCACCATCCATTGTGCCGATTCCACAGGGGAATGAGACAAATAAAAGATATTCAAGTTCCATCTCCAATGTATATGAATGCATTATACACTGTATAATAGAATTGTCAATTCTTTTTATTCCATTTCCGGAAAGCTCTTTCACGATGTATTGGATTCGAATTTGCATAGAATTTTTTTCCATCCAAAAAATCCATCGATTGTAGAAAAGCGCGTGCCGTCATTCCCGTAAATGTTTCGGTTCTAACTTCACCATTGGGTGTTGCAAATCTAACACGGCAATGTTGCGATCTTTTTACTGGAATAATAAGACCAGGATAAGTCATAGAAGTTTCTTCCAATCTGACTTCATCCTTACTAGGCATAATAACTTTTGGATTGAACACAACAAAATTTTGTGGTGAACCACGCATAGCAAATATTCTGAGTGGAATGCCCACTTGCGGAGCTGCTAAACATATTCCATTATTATCATACATAAATTTTACAAGTTCTTGTGAAAATTCTATAGGATCGAACGGCGGTTCTTTGAAATTGAAATTTTCTGAAACTTGATTTAAATTTTTATCTGTGTGTTTCAATAAAATCATAGTGTTTCCTGTATACTTGAGAAATTTTTATGTTTTTCGAATTTTATTACAGATTCGAATTTATCATGTAAATTTTCTCTATGAGATATAACAAATACATTCGAATTGCCACTTATTGTTTGTAAAATTTTCAGAAGATCGTCTGCTGCATTGCCGTCAAGCGATGAATCGAAAATTTCATCCAAAATCAATAGATTGGTGTTTAAAGAATTTCTAAGCTTTGCAATTGTTCTCCAAGTAAACAATATAGCCAAATCTATTTTCTGTTTTTCACCTTCGCTGAATGAAGAATACGAAAATTCATCTCTATATCTAGACCTAATAACTTCATTGAATTGTTCGTCCAATTCGAATTCTACAAATAAATCGAATTCACCAAGATATTTGTTTATAGTCCTATTGATAATAGGAATATACTGATTGACAATTTTTGTTTTTATTCCGCCATCCTTCAACATTGTTGCGGCTGCCGACAGAACTAATTTATTATCTTGCAATTCATTATATTCATTACTTAAAATTGTCAATTCATTTTCAAGATCGACTATTTTTATATCGGTTGTTTTTGGTATATCGTTTTTAGCGTTATCTATTTCATTTTGTATCGATTTTGCCTGATCGTTATACATTTTAAGCCGAAGCTTTTCATGCGACAGATTGTGTTTCAATTGATCTATTTCTTTTTGTTTTTCCAAAATAACCGTTAGATTATTTTGTGTTTTTTCATATATTTCTGCTAATTTATCTAGTCCATCTTTTATTTTAACAATTTCTTCTAAATTTTGATCTATGGTCTCACAACTAAATTCCTTGCTTATTTTCTGTGTGCATGTTGGACAATTGTCATGATTTTGAAAGAAATCGATATTTTTATTGAAGTTTTGAATCTTCAATTCCATTTGAATTTTGTGCGAGTTCAATTTACTCAATTTTGTCTTAAATGCATTCCCGTCTTCTATTCCATTTTCTTTTTCTGTTATTTCGTTCTTTATACTTGTGCATTCATTTTCTGTTTGATTTATTTTTTCTTTCAAATCCAATAATGTCGTTTTCTTCTCACGAATGAATTGAATATTTTTGTTATTCATTTCATTGATGTGATCTTTGACCATAGTTATTTTAGTTTTGATCAAATTCTGTTCATTTATTTTATCTTGTATATTTTTTGTATTGATTTGAATTTTTTCTTTTAGAATTGTATTCATAGTTGTAAAAACTTGCAAATCTAAAAGGTCTTCGATTATGTTTCTTCTTTGAGCAGCTGGCAATTGCATAAACGGAACAAAAGAAGCAGAACCTAAAATAACAACTTGACAAAAAGATTTATAATTTATTTTAAGAATATTTCTTTCTAAAAATTCCTGATAATCTCTCATCTCGGCGTTTTGATTTATCATAGAACCATTGACATAAACTTCAAAGATAGCAGGTTTGATTCCGCGAACTATTTTATATTCTGTTTTTCCTATAATAAATTCAACTTCAACAATTGTATCTTTTCTAATTATTGAATTTACAAGCTGTGGTTTATTGATATTCCGAAATGGCTTACCAAATAAAGAAAAAGTGATAGCGTCCAAAATTGTCGATTTTCCGGAACCATTTTCACCCATGATAAGTGTTGTTCCGGTTGCAGACAAATCGATTTCAGTAAATATATTTCCAGTGGATAAAAAATTCTTCCAACGAATGGATTTAAACAATACACTCATGCTACAAGCTGAGCCTCATTATATAGATCGATTATAACGTTTTCCAATTTGTTTTTATTTAAATTCGAATGATTCATATTCGATATATATTCCTTGAATATATCCAAAGTGCTTTCTGCTTGTTCGGTTACAGCTTCATCGTTTGCAGTTATATTGAAATGGTCTTCTACTATTTGCATGTTTATAGGTTCTGATTTTTCAATCTTATTGCAAAACAAATCGAACCAATAAGGATTTGTCTTAGATGTTACAATAATTTTCAACATAGTTTTATTATATTGATTTGGATCGAAATTCAATAATTCTTCCAATTCCTTTTCTCTATCGTCATACCATATTTTTTTGAATATTCGATATGGATTGCTGATAAATTTCAAATCTTGTGTTTCTGTATCGAAGATGTGAAACCCTCTAGGATCATTGTAATCAGACCAAGTAAACTCACTATGAGAACCCAAGTAACAAATAGAGCCAATAGTAGACTTGTGATGAAAATGACCAGACATAGTAATAGCAAACTTATCAAAAATGTTACGATCTTCGCCGTGAGTCGCAATACTGCCTCGAAACATTTCGAACCCCAATATTTGCAAATGTCCCATACATATAATAGATTTTGTTTCATTTATCATCCTCATACTTTGTTCTCTATTTTCTTCGCATATCCATGGCAAATAAAGTGTTGGAGCTCCAAATAAATTCACTTCTGTCGGATCGATATAACATTTTATGTTTGGATAACTGCTATCGATCAATTCTGTAAGAGCATTTACTTTGTTTGTATTTTTATAATAACAATCATGGTTTCCTGCAATAATATCTGCCGTCATACCTTTTTGCAATATTTTATCTAGAAAATCTTCTCTCAATCGATTGGCTGTCAAATAACTTATTTGTTTTCTTCTGTCTACGATATCGCCAAGATGCACTATATGATTTATAGAATTCGATTCTAGTGTCGGAAAAAATGTTTCATCCAAAAATTTTTTATTTGCATCCAAAAAAACCATATTGTCATTTCTAACTCCCCAATGTGT